TATAAGAGACAGCCGACACCCACCCCATCCGATCCGGCCATGCCCGACGCAGTGGGGCGCTGAATGTGGGTGGCAACAGCCTGAATACGTGTGTTGACACCCGTGGACAAGGCCCGCCCGCTGAACACCACAAAAGGATGCGCAGAGCCGGTGCTGTCCGCGTACTCAAACGAGCCGAATGTCGCAATGATCTTGACGCGATCAGCCGGTATGTCGGCCACGGCACCAGCGGTGGCACCAGGCACAAAGCCGTCTAGCCTGACGAACGACTCGCCTGACCGCTGAACAGACGCCTCGCCACGTGTGTACGCCACACCACCCAGTCCAGCCCACACAGTTGGGTAGCGCGTGACATCACCCGTGCCTTCGCCTGTCGCCTCACACAGCGTCAGAGCACGCCCTGGGTGGATGATGTGGGCCAGACACAGATCCACACTGGCCGCGCTTGTCGCATCCACCTCGCCCAGAGCCTGCGCCGTCAGTGCCAAACCTGTGGCAGTTGCATCACCACCAGCAAACGCGAACACATCTCGCCGGACTGCGCCGTTGCCGGTGGCCGTAGCCAGTGCCGTACTTGCGCCAGCGTAGATCAGGCGCGGCTGAACAAACGAACTCGTGTCCGATGTACCGGTCGCCCTCGCGCTGATGGTGTGTGTCTGGGTCAGCGTGACCGAGACAGCAGCATCACCGAATGCAGAAGCAAACGTGATGCGTGTTGGCGCGACATTGACACTGGCTGCAGCAACGGCAACAACAGCGGCCCGTATCACCCACTGGGGGTAGAACGAGCCGTTTGTCGAAAATCCGTTGATGAAACCAGTGTTCACGTCACGCCTATTGAGTTTTGCTCAACCGATCAGTCAAGGCCAAACACAATGGCGTTTGCCGCAAACGACAACACATCGCCTGGGCTGAGTGTCTTGGGCGCAGACAAAGCGGCATAAAACAGTCTGTTACCCGCACTGGCAGCATCGAACAGCGCCAGGTGCGTGATGGTCACGGATGCCGAAGCATTGCCGTTGGCCGGGAACGTCAGTGCAGCGGTGTTCTTTGTCTGTCCGTTCACGTCCAGGGCTGTCCATGCGGACGACTGGCGGGCGTAGCCTGTGTAGGATGTTTCTGTTCCGCTTGTGGCTTCACCAGGGTCAGACTCAAACAGTGCCACATACACCGTTGTGGGTGGCGTGATCGCGTTGTTGCGGAGGAAGTGCTCGACGATTTTTTCTTCGAGGTAGTTACTGAATGCACCCATGATGCGCTCCTTTCAAATTAACGAGAGTTGGGCGTGACGTTAGGATTGGCCGGAGCCGTCAGGTTGGGATTTACCCCAGCTTCTACTTTCGCTTTGCCGGTCAGCGCGGCGATGTAGGCGGTCTGGTGCGCAGAGGCTCGATTCACGTCGGCTGCGTACTCAGTGTCCTTGCTGTAAGCCCGGTACAGGCCATAGTCCAGCAGGACGGTTTGATAGATGTCGTCGATGGTGATGACACCACCCAAGACGGCATCTGTTGGCGATGCGCCGTAGATCATGTCAACGTAGCCCTGATTCACGGCAGGCTGTGGAGGCCACACGTAGAGATTCTTCGGGTCCAGTGGCGAATACATATAGTGCTTCACCACGGCAGAAGGCGTATCCAGATGCCAGTTCGGCACCTGCGCGTCCATGATCTCGCGCATGGTGATGCGGATAGCACGGCCTGGCGTTGTCCCATCAGTGCCCATGTTGCGCGGGACATCAATCAACTGCACGCCGTCCGCTGGCAATGCCTGCTTGGTTCCTGCTGCCAGTCGCACAGCCACGTTTTTGACAAACGCATTGGGCTTGTACAGCACGATCTCACGCTGGCCATCGTTGATCCAGCCCAGCAGTTCGGCATCAGGCCAGCGAATGCCGGTCGTGTCCTGCAAGATGGTCTGCATCTTGGAGATGATGGATGCGACTGTTACGGTTGCCATGTGTGTTCCTTCAGTGTTGCGATGCCGTGCGTGTGGGCGCTCGGCCAAGCCCAGCAACAGCGGTGTTTCGTGCATTGGCCATGGCAGCCTCAAACCTGGACCGCTTGTCTGCGCCGGTGTTCAGATCCGTCCACGGTTTGCCTGGAATCAGCATGAGACGGGCAATTGCGCCATCGGCCAGCGCATACAGGTACTGGTTGGCAATCCACTTCGGAAAGCCCGTGCTGTTCTGACTGGGTTGCAGGGCAAGCGTGGCCGTCAGCCCACCAGCAGACGACGAAGCGGGCACCTGGGCCAGAATGACCTGCTCGGTGTCCACCTGTGTGAAGTACCGTGGCGCACCCGTGACAGAGCGCCACCCTGGCTCGTTGGCATCCAGCCAGTCTGTTGTCTTGGCAAACAGCATGTAGCCGTCCAGCGAAACAGACATCACCGTTGCCACATCAGTCGCTGGCAGTGGCTCCAAGTCATAGACGGCCTCGCCTGCCACCACGTCGATAGGGTCAGGCAAGTGCTTCCATATCCACGTGCTTGCGCAGAACTCGATGACAGTGCGCTTGATGGCGTGCTCCGTCACCGGGTCGGACGGGTCGGCTGCCAGGCTAGGCAGCACATCGTCCAGCAGATCGGAATACTTGGTGTTTGACATGATGTTGAGTGTCCCTCAACCCCATCAATTCGACTCAGCCCACCTTGGCCACTGGCTCGATGTCACGGTCGAATTCTTCGATGGCATCAATCAGGTTCTTGGTGGACATGCGTGCGTCCAGCTTCTTGCCCCACTTGGCCATGGCCAGCGCCACCAGTTCAGCCTTGCTCATGCTTTCCAAAGGCTTTTTCAGTGCATCGTGATCCACGGCAATATCCTCGCCGTCCTCACCCACCACAGCGGTCGTGACTGGTGCGTTGACAGCTTGCTCGTCAGCCTGGTCCACCAGCGCCCACTGGTCCGGGTACTTCAGCAGGATCTTGGCCTCATCGGGGCGCACCTCTTGCACATCGCCATTTCCAGCCCAGCACTTGCCGGACTTGGCCACGTTGTCATAGGCAAACGGCTTTTTGCCGACGTACACAATCTTGATCGTCATGGGTTTCTCCTTGTGAAATGAAAAAGGGCAGCCCTAGAGCCGCCCCTGTTGACTACGAGACAAAGGAAATCACTTGCCCTTGAACTCGAAAGTGGTCACCACGTCAAGTTGGCCGGTTGCAGCAGCACCGCCGACAGTGGCGATGATGTAAGCGTCATAGGCCAGCGTGACAGGTGCAACGCCAGAGTTGGCGACACCGGCAGCAGTGGCTACGTCGGTGGCGGGCAGGAAGGCGGTAGCAGAGCCACCGGCTTCGCCGTTCGCGTACTCAAAGCCAACGGCCATGGTGGTGCCAGTGCCCAAGTCACCGAACACCATCTTCACGTCATAGACCTTGGTCCCAGCGTAAACCTTGTTCAGGCGAATCTTGTCGCCAGACGCAGCAGCGGCCAGGGTGATGTAGCCATGCGCGTTGGCCAGGGGGCAGTCACCGCTGTACACGGTGTCCAGGAGGGAGGGGGCGTTAATGGTTGCCATTTTGAATTCTCCGAATTTGTGAATTGCTCAATGAGAACGCTCAACCTACCGAAGCAGGTTGAGAATTTCTCAATTAGCTGCCCAGCAGAGTGCGGCCAGCAGCCGATGCGGGATCGGGTGCGTAGCTGTCAACCACTGCCACACCGAAGTCGGTGTCAGCGCCGTCGATCTTGAAACGGATCTTGGCAGAGCCACCCATGGCGGCACACACGGTTTCGATGCTGTTCTTGTGGTCAACTTCTTCTTCCGACCAGTCGTAGAAGTAGTCGCTGGCGCTCTTGCCGTATGCCTTGGCCAAAGCCTGGGCACCCACGATGATGGCGCGATCCACCGGTTGCGCGGTCTGAACCGTGCTCTCGGTGTAAGTGCCGCCGTCAGCACCGCCGGTATCCTTCACCACGCTGTCGCCAGCAGCGAAACGGATGGCGTAACGGTTCATGCGCTTGATGAGCACGCCGTTCCACATGATCGTCTCGTAGGCATCGAACAGTGGGTGCTTGACACCGCTTGACTTGCGCTCGAAAGCGTACTGAACAGCCTGCCGCCAGGTGGTCTGGCTGGTGCGGGACTGGAGGTACAGCCACTGGCGTTCGGTCACGAACATCACCCACAGCGGGTCGTTCCATGCGCGGTCGTCGCCCTTGATCTTGACCGACTGCATGACCACAGGGGATTCACGCAGTTGAGCCACGATGCGGTCAACGTCTTGCAGGGTCAGCGCATCGTTCGTGCCGATGTCATCGGGGCCGGTGGCATCGTTGGCAGCGAAGTAGCGGTTCTTGGTGGGAGCCTTCACCGTGTTGACCATGATGCTGGCGAACTCGGGATCGGACTGTGCGGGCACAACCCAATCCGTGGTGTTCTGCGAACCACGGGCACCGGCCAGGTGGACGATGGCGGTCTGATCTTCCAGACGCTGCATCCATGCCTGGAGGCCAGCCATGGAGATGTTGCGCAGATTGTGCACAGTGCGCTTCTGGGTCATGCGGCCACCGGAATCGGCACCACCGCGAACCTGGTCGATACGCACATCCATGCTGGAGTACGTCAGTTGCATCATCTTGCCGCTGATGCGCTGGTCACCCATCACAGGCTTGCCCTGGAGGATGTTGAACAGGTCGATGGAGACGTTATCGCCAGCGCCTTTGGCCAGGTCACCGGCCTTGACGATGGGATAGTCGGGGCTGGTTTGGCCCTTGGTTTTGGCAGCGAAAGAACCCTCTTTGGGCATCTCACCGGCCAGCAGGTTCATGAAGCCGGGGGCGTGCTGCACACGGGTGAACAGACCCACGGAGTAGACTTTTCGCGCAAGCGCGGAGCCGATAGGCACATTGGTAGACATTTTTTGTCCTCTTGGTTACATGGTTTGGAAGTACGCATCCATTTGGTCAGGTGTCATGCGTGAGAACTTCTCAGCCAGTTGCAGCGTAGTCATGCTCTCTGCGGCTTCGCGTTCGTCCTGCGCGGCGTTCTGACCTGCCGGGAACTCGGAAAGGGAAGTCGGCACATCCGTCCGACTGGCCTTGGCTGCCTGCGCGGCCTTGGCAATGGCTGCCTTCCTCAAATCCTCGGCGCTTGGTGAAGTGGCTTTGCTACCCGGTACGTCAATGGGACCAATCGCTGACTCGACCATCTCCGCGACCTTGGCGAAACGCTCTGACAAAGGCTTGTCTGCCCAGGCTTTCTGTGTCCGCAAAGTGGCATCGAACTGTTTGGCCAGTTCAAAAGCCTCTTTGTTGGCTGCCTGGATGTGCGCCAGCTTCGGCACCGAGTCGATTGCTTCCTGCACAGCTTCCTGCGCGGTCCGCTCTCTGTCGGCCTCTGCGTTGCGCACCGTTTCCTGAACCGGTTTCAGTTGTGATGCCAGGCGCTCGGCTGCTGCCATGCTTGCCATCACCGCCTTGTAAACGGTCGGGAAATCCTCTTTCAGTGCTTCCAAGTCCTCGGGGGACAAATCATTGACAGTAGGTGTCTGCTGGTCGGTGCGGGCGCTCTCACCATCTTTCGCCCCTTGATTACCAGACTGCAAAGCCTCAAGAGCCTTGACCTTCTCTGCCATCTCGTTTGCCAATGCTTCGGCACGAGCGGCACGGTCACGTTCACTCTTGAGCACCGAGTACGGAATGACGTGCTTTCCGTCCTTGGTAGCCACCCCTTCGGGTTCGGCTTCTTGCGGCTGGTCCTGCTTTGCCTGCTGCGTCTCACTGCTTACCGGATCGTTTTTGTCTGTCGCCTCCACGGCAGGGGTGGGGTCTGGCTCCTTGCCTACGGGCGTTTCACCCGCTTCAAGCTGCTCAAAGACCTTGGCCAGTTGCTCAGGGTCGGCTGTGTTCAGATCAAATTCGATGCTCATCTACTTCACTCCACTTATCGCGTTGGTTGCGGGGTTCCTAACGTGTCCACCAATGACCCATGGCGGGGGATCGGACCTTTAGGTGGAGTGAGTATTTCTCAATCAGAGCAATTCGACTGTTTGCATGTACAGGGTTGCGGGGTCAGCCTGCAATCTGCGGCATCTGCACCACCTGTTGCGGTGGCTGCATGGCTGCCATCTTCAGATCCGTTTGCAGCTTCTCTGCTTCAGCATTCAGCTTTCTGATGCGTGCCGCTGTCTCTGCTGCGTCGAGCACGAATGCCTTTTGCTGCATGTCCTGCTGTTGCGCTGCGGCCTGCTGCTGGGCCTGTGCTTGCGCCTGTTGCTGCTCTGGGTCTTGAATGCCAGCGGCAGCACGCAACCGGTCTGCCAACTCGTGCCGATTTGGCATGTCCGTGGCCTCGATCACGAAGTCGATGATGAAAGCCTGCAACTGCGGCGGCAGCGACTTGGTGATCTCGGTCAGCATCTGAAGCTGCTGCATCTTGTATGTCGGCGTGCTCGGCACATCGTCCAGCACGATCTTGGCTTTCACCTTGGCCACATCGTTCAACATCACCTGTTGACCGGTCTGCGGGTCAATGGCCGGTGTGTTCAACTGAATCACCTTCTTGCGCTGGCCTTCACCGATGGTCACTTTCGATGGACCTTGCATCAAGTTCTGCTTGACCAGTTCAAACAACATCTCGCCCACCAGACGGCGGGCATAGCGGAAGTTGTCATTGATCTCGGCCAGGGTGTTCATGCCCTGCTCGATCAAGCTGTTGATGGCCAGGCCAGAACTGGCACCTGACTGCTGGCCCTGCATGCTCTTGTGAATGCCTGAAGCCTCGGCAATCTCCTGCTTGGCCTCCTGCATCACCTGGAATTGCTGGATCGCCAGGTCGCCACCAGGCTCAACCCGGAACTGACTGTTCGGCCTGCGGTTTGAGTCCAGAATCACATAGGCATCCGGGCGCGACACCTCGTTGGCTGCCCGCGCATGGTCCTTCACCGCGTCAGAGTCTGTGATGACCCTGCGCGAATTAAGCGACCACAGCATCTTGCTCTTGCGTGCGTTCACCTCGTCCTGCGGTGACACCATCGTGCGGACCAGGCCATACGGAACACCGGTCAGATCCTCGCGGTGCCCAAAGAACGGCACATACGGGAATTGGTTGTGCTTGTACGGGCTTGGCACGTCATACAGGAAGTGCGGGCCACAGTACCAGGCCAGTCGCACCTTCTGGAACGTGGCCTGCTTGATCTTGGCAATGCCCGACACAATGGCCTCGTTGTGGCGCGGGTTGTTGAAGTCCGCTTCCATCACCGTGCCGTTGGTCAGCGTCATCGTGTAACCGCGCACCCATTTTCTGTACCAAATTTCGTACATGCACACGCGCAAACGCTGTGTGTCGCGCCAGTCCGTGCCCGTCAGGCGTGTGTCGCGCTCCACCTCCCACGACTGCACCAGCTTGCTGTCTTGCTCCATCAGCGGGTCAAAGCCAGCCCATCCGCCGGTCGTCATCCTGAACAACGATGCGTACTGAGGCATCAACGCAATGGCGTGGTCCAACTCCAGCCAGCGTCTGCGGATCAGGTAGCGGGCATCGGACAGATCCGGTTCCTCAGCCCGCCAATCCCAGAAGATCTCACGTCGGTGCACGTACTTGACTCGATACGGGCATTTGAACGGGTCATGCTCTCGTGACACCTCAACCCAGCCTAAGCCTGCTTTGATCTGTGCCGCGTAGGCATCGGAAACAGCACGATCTGCCCTGCTTTCGATCTCGGCGTGCTTCAGCTTGACAGACAAACCTTCTGCCAGGTCGTCCTCGCACTCGTCGTTGTCCTCGGGTCGCACGCGCCAGTCTGACCGGCTCTTTGCCTCCAGGCCCAATACCGTGTCGATGGTGGGCTTGATGATGTTCGTCACCAAAGGCGGTTGTCCGCGCTCCTTCAGCTTCTCAACGGTGTCTGGGGAAAGCTGGTTGCCGTCGTAATAGTCGGCAGCCCGGTCGGCTTCACGCCTCCAATGTGGTTGATCTTTGATCTCGAACAGGAACTGCTCGACTTCTTCACGTGGGAGCGCCGTGTTCTTAAGTTCGTCAGGTTGGGTCTTGCCCTTGTCTGTGGGTGCTTCACCCATGACCACGCTCTCCGGTTGGCGCGGCATCGCAGAGGTAGTCAGTTGAATGTCGCCAATGGGCATGAGAACAGTCCGGTTGATCTTGTGGCGAGGGTATTGTGTTGTCGTGTGGGCAATTTGACCCCTCAACCAGCCCGCCAGTCGTAGTCACGCCGGTGATTCAGCATGGCTTTGTGCGGATCTGGAGGCACGATGGCATAGCGCAGCATCATCATGGCGTACCGGCTGGCGCTGATGGAGTCGTCACGCTCCTTCACGATCTTGCCGTCCTTTCGGTGGTACAACTGGCGCTCCTGGAGCCAGTCCTTCTGGTTGGAAAACACCTTCCAGCGCCCGGTCTGCATGCGGTTCAGCATTTCCAACACACTGGCCTCCACGCTCGTGCGGCTGGTCTTGTACCCGTTCTCGTCGCCCGTTTCCGGCATCTGCGCCATCTCGTGCAGCATGTTCACCTGTTGCTGCCGGTACTGCTCGGCCAACTGGATGCCCGAACCCTTGTCGTGTTGCAGCCCGTCGTGCGGCCAGGCACACGGTATCCACGGCCCGCGTTGCAGTATCAGTGGCGCAATGTCCTTTGGAATGGACTCACGCATCCTCACGCTGTCGTACAAGTACACCGTGTCCGTGTCCCGGTCCCACGCCAGCCACACCACGGCACTCGGGTGGTCCCATCCGAAGTCGATGCCACAGATCCTGGGCCAGATGTCAGGCAACGCAAACGGCTCGACCACGATGGCCGATTCCTCAACCGGGAAGATCAGGCCAGACCCCATGATCGGGATGCCCTTGGCACGCGCCTCACGCTCGTGCGCCGGGTAACTGGCAATGATGCGTGCCTTGTCCTCGTCCGAGTAGTGGCCAACATCGTCAATCGTCATGTTGATGTCCACCCGGTCGGGGTTTGACTCCAGCAAGAACCGGCTCACCACCTCCGACATGCCCAACAGCGGCGTAAACGTGATCCACACAATGCCCTTGGTCGCGTTCGTCCTGGTCAACACCTCCGTGTAGATGTCCAGCGGTGGTTCTTCGTCCAGCGCAGCAAAGTCCAGCGTCTCGCCTTGCAGCTTCTCCCTGCCCTGCTCACACGATTTGAAGTACAGGCGCGACACACCACCGCTGATGTGCCGCACGAATACGCAGTCGATGCAATCGGCCACACCTTGGGCACGCTTGACCTCGATGATGAGGTCGCTCGGTATCGTGCCAGTGCCCCACTCGCTTGGCCTGCCCATGATGAGGCGCTGCATCGTGTCGCGGGTTGACTGCATGGACTGGCCCAATGCCCACCCGGTCACACCACGCGCCCACCGCTTGCCTTGCCACCAGTCAGGGTACTGACCAGTCAAGTGGAAAGCACATTCGTAGGCCGACGACCAAGTTTTTCCAAGCTGATTTCCGGCCCTAAACAATCGCTCTCGGTGCGTTGCCCCGAAGTTGTGGAACTCCTTTTGCCGGTCGTATGGCTTGTACAGCGCCAGCTTGTTGCGCTCCTGCCTGCGCTTTAGCTCCTGCGCCACCCGCAACAGCGCCAGCTTGGGCGGCATCTCCCTCAAAGCCTGGGGCAATTGCTTCATACGTCGATCACGTTTGACTTGTCGTAGCCCAACAGCCCTGTCTGCTGCGCCAGGTCATGCGCAATGCGCCTCAGATCATCGTCCGACAGGTTGGCGTACTCGTCGCCTTCCTTCTTCTCGGCAGGCTTGAACAGTCCCATCGTGTCGCCAAGCATGCGCAAGGCATTGTTCGCGCCGGTTGCATCGAACTTGAACTCACCCGTTGGTGCGCCCTCTTTGTCCAACACCGCCTCGGACTGCATACACCGCTCGACAACCGACATCAGACGTGAAATCACCCACTCGCGGTCCAACCCAGTCTTGAGGATGGCGTTTTGGGTTGCCGCGTCTGACAGTTCGTTGATGCGGTTGCGAATCCGCACATCCTCGCGCTCCCATGTCTGCGCCTGGCGCTTGCCGACTGGTGACCCGATGGCAAGCAACGCTTCGTCAACCGTCATGCCAAGAGCACGGGCACGGCAGAAAGCCTCCTGGCTGATCGTCAGGCCATTGTCAATGCGTGCACCTCCACGCAAGTGCTTTTGGCCTTTGAGCGCACCTCTGCCTTTGCGTGTTGGATCTTTCGGCTTGGTTTCTGGTTTCTTTGTGGGTTGTGGCATTACTTGCAAACTGCGTTGACGTAACCCTGTAAGCCTGTCAGCGTGGCTGAGAGTCGGTCAGCTTCTGCTGCCAGGTCCGCAAGATGCCCTGCACCTTCTCCGAGTAGCTGCCGCTCGATGCAGGCGGCTCCATCAGTTCTGGGGCTGGTGGTGGGATCTGTGTTGGCGTGACGGGTTGCAAGGATGTCGCGCAACCGGTCAAGCTCAGAACGAGCACCAGCAATGGCACGTTGCGACTGCTTCTTTGTGACAGCATGGGCTTCCTCGGCTTGGTGTTTGGCTGAGACAAGAATTTGCTCACGGGCGCGTGCGGTTGACTCTGCGGTGGCCAGTTCCTGGGCAGCCTGCGATCTGATCTCGGCCAGTTGCTGGCCATAGCGCCAGGATTGGACCTGCCAGGCTGCGCCGAAGGCAATGGCAGCGCAAAGAAGGCCGGTTGCTGCGTAGGTCTGGATCATCTGAGCATGCCTCTCAGGCTTGAATCGTCTGCATCTGGTTCTGGCAGGTCCTCCGGCGCTTCACCACGCCTGAAAGCCTCGGCCATCTGCTCCTTGGCTGTGCGTGTCCGCATCCGGTTCTCGGCTGCGTCCGTGATCTTGCGCAGATACTGGCGGCGCGACAGTTCGACACGCTCACGTTTCCAGTCATCCATAGCGCACCTCTGAGGTAATCGGCTTTGGAATGCCGTTCAGGCATGCTTGCGTCTCACGCTCACGGCGCAACGTCAGCCCACGCACCACCTGACCACCAGCCCTGTTCCAGCGCATCAGGTCTCGACATCCTTCGGCGTAGCGGCCAGCGTTGATGAGCCGAATGGCAGTGGACTTACAAGCGGCAGAAACACCCACGTTGTAGGCCCACCCAGCCAGAGCCTCGTACATTGGTTGAGTGATACGGACAGAAATGCAATCCAATAGCTGAGAGCCATGTTTTTCCACGTGTTTGATCGTTAAGGCATTGCACTCAGCGTCGGTGTACGTCTTGCCTGGTATGACATCCGGCCCGGTTATGCCGTCACACACCGTCAGCACGCCAACGATGTCGCGGTACGGCTCGTATTCACGGCCTTCGTCCTTCTTGATGGTGTTCACCATCGTCAGCGATGCCAGGACGATGACAGCGCCACCGGCAACAGCCTTTGTGCGCGGGGTTGCCATCAAAGAATCCCTATCTTGGACATCACAACAGTTGCTGCCACTGCTGCTGCTGCCCACATAGCCTGGTTGACCCATTGAGTCGTCTGCGCGGTCATCGGTGCTGCTTGCTCCAGCGTGTCCACGCGCATCTCGATCTTTTCCAGCTTTGCCACCGTTTTCTCGAAAGCCTCTGAACACCTCTCATCTGATCGCTGGATGGCGACAAACGCACGCTCAAGGGCGGCTCTGTCCGCGCTTTGCCGTTCTTCAATGATCGCCAGTTTTGTGATCGCTTCGGCCAGTTTGTCCATGGAGGCTTCCATCTTGGTCACCTTATGTACGAGGACTTCAATCATTGGATCTGTGCCGCGTCTGCGAATAACGCCTTCGTCGTCCTCGAAGCGCGATGTTTGGAAGTCACTCATGGTTTTTCCAGCCCTTTGGGTTACTACTGATGCGCCGAATTTACGATTTCAGGCGCAATTCGTCTGTCAAATACTCTTGACATCTTTCCAGCAGTCGCAGGTAACCCGCAGCGTCAACCTGGCTGTCCTTGTGCCAAGGATCGTTCGCAAGCCTGGCCAGCTTGAGCATCACCATCATGCAAGCCACATCGTCAAAAGCCAGGCTTGCAGCCTCACTCGCCAGCAAACCACGTGCGCGAAGCCAAGCTGTCCACATCTCCGCAATCGTGTCCAGGTTCTTGGATGGATGACCGTAAGTTTTCTCGCGGTCGCTATCCACAATCTGTGCGGCTGATTCCAAAATCGTCATCATCCTGTCCTTCATCGAAAAAACCCACTGAAAGCCCGCTCCAGCGTGACGGCTGGGTTTTCTGTTTGCTGCGGTACGCGACACCAACGCGCCGTGAACTTGCGTCCGGTCCTTGCAACCTTGGCCATGTTGTTCAGCGCATTCAGCGCGTCGATGGTCTGTCTGTACGTCAACCCGGTGATCTGAGCCAACTGCTGGCCCGTGAAACACGCCTCTGAATCCTCGATGACGGCCAGGACGCGCATCCGGTACGTCTGGGCCTGCTGTCGCTTTACCGCTCGGGCGCTTGCCATCAGTCTGGAATCCCCTCTAGGGCAGGCGCATTGACCGGGGGGACACCGAGGTATAGGCAAAGCTCTTTGCGTGCCTCCTGGGCCGATCTGCACACGCGCACGGTCCACTGCTGAGCCTCAAAGTGCGCCAGCCACTCCTTTTGTTCGGGACTGGTAGAACCGGTGGCCGACTTCATCTCGATCACCAGCCCGTTGGTGAGGTTGCGACTGACCGGCAGGATCAGATCCGGCCAGCCTGGCTTGGCCCCGAGAGCCTTCATCTGGGCACCAGCGAGGCCGGAACGTAGGCCACCGTTCGGGCTGTGGTGCAGCCACCGCAGTTCCGGCATGAGTGCGCGGACCGCCTGCTTGTGCGACCACTTGACCAGCCTGGCCTGTTCGATTTCTTCGGTGCGTTTCATGGCCAGCGAGTTTACCGGCGCGTTGAGTCTGGCTCAACCTCTCGCCCGTTTTCCACCCCAAAACGGCTTTTTCATTTTTTCCAAATTTTTTCTTTGAAAGTGAAAATGCGCAAGCCCTTGTTTTCATTAGACTTTTATGGGTTATCCACAAGACTTTTTCACTTTTTCCGCTTTTTCCTTATATCTAGCCCAATACTGTCCATAAACACAGTAGTACGGAAGAAAAGGGTGGGGGTGTGAAAAAGTGAAAAAGAGAGAGATAAACATATATATTTATATAAAAAATCCTTATACATCAACCACTTACGGCACCCCTGTACTTTTTCTTTTTTGAAGAAAAAATTTGGAAAAAAGAAAAAGTCTGGATCTGTCTCTTAT